ATTCGTTATTTGAAAAAGTTGCCTCGAGTGAAAAAAAGAGAATTGCTAGAGTGGCAATGGAGCTGAGTTCGCTAAATGAGTCGTTAAAGGGGTATTTAATTTCCAACGACAACGGCTAATTTAGTTTTGCTAGTAACATACTACCCTTAAGACCGCTATACGTATTATCTAAAATAAATTTTTCTGAAATTTCATTTATCTTGTGAGCCTTACAAACATCATTAATATCTTTTATTGTCTTTAATTCAGGTGGCCATATAAAAACTTTACATCCGTTCTTAAGCAAAAAATTCGTCTTTTTTTTACTCGCCAAATCAACGCGTTGATTGTCTAGCACCCAAATCTGTTCTAGTGTTGAAAACGTCTTAAGCTGTTCTTTTTGTTTGGCGGTAAAAATAGCACCCTTACCCTCATTAATGCCAGCAACAGCAATACCGTTTTTTATAAAACAAGCATCTATAGGCCCTTCGGTTATAAAAAGATACTTTTTACTCGAATCAACATTATTAATACCAAAAAGAGTTTTTTCACTGTTTTGCTTAGAAAGATATTTTGGTAATGAGCTCTTTGAATCTTCTATAAGAGTTCTAGATTGGTAGTGCACTATCTTGTTGTTTGAGTCATAAAAAGGTATAATAAGCCTATTCTTATGAACTTTATCTACCAAACTAAGCCAGAACGTTTCAGGCCTATTACAGGCACTTTCTAATCCCCTATCGCGTATTGTGGTGAGGGCCTTTTGAACAATATTATTAGTTTTATAAAAATTAATTTGACTTATATCAGATAAGTTTATACTATCCTCTGGTAAAATATGATTAGTATTTTTTATTTGAGTTTCCTCTGCAATATTGTGTGAGTATTCTATGTCTGGTGCTACAAATTGATTATTTTCTCTCATTATTTCAACATAGCTCATATTTGAAACTTGTTGTATCCATTTGATAGGCCTTACACTTAATCCACAATTATGACAAAAAATTAGATTTTTCTTAACAATATAATATAGTCTTCTTTTTTTACCCCACGATTTACCCTCCCTACACCCCGGGCATCCACCATAATAAGCTTTTGTTAGCCTATTGTATTTTGGATAGCCCGCGTATTGATAAAATTTCGAAACTATATAGTTTTCGTTTAGTAGCACAATTAATTATAATTGAACAATATCAATAATCAATTATTTTTGAGGTGTCTTAATCTCCTCAACACTAACAACGCCTTTTCTTATAAACGTACCGGAAGCAGGATCATACCAATGAGCCTCTTTAAAAAGCTTATTACCCACTACACGCTCTACAATTCTAGGCTCTACTGGCTGCCCACTAATAGGGCTTGCGATTTTACAAGGTCTAACAAAGTCCATACTATATTTATGTGTTGGACTATACCTTTCAACTAGAAAGAGGAGATATTAATGTAGTGGTTGATTGCTTACTTTTTAGATACTGGGCTCTACAGACACTATAAACATCTTTTGGAAGAGTTGCGACGTGTGTAAGGATTTTGTATTTGATGCCTTTACTATAGGAGTCTTTAGGTACTATCCTAACTAACATCTTCGGTAGACTTAGAAAATCTAGAGTATTACCATTATCCCCCATAAAAACAAAGAATTCTCCTATATATAGACCTGTATTAACAGCGTAACAGTCTCGTTGTTTCGGTGCTTTATTTCGAAAAAACATTTCTTGCAAACAATGCAATATCACGTTCTAATGACTGCATCGCGGGTGGTAATTCTAAATTATATTGACGTAATTTTTCTGTACTCAGTACGCAATTGCTTCTATTGGCAATAACATCAAGAGATTTCAAGTCTACAAAATTCCATTCTGGGTTTTCTATTCCTGCTTTTTTTAATAAGTCCACTATTTCTTTGGCTTCAACACCACCTGTATTAACCACATTTATAGACCCTGAAGGTATTACCTTAAACGTAAATAAAAATTTTGCTATAAAATTATTAAGATCAGTAGTGCTAGTAAGACTATTTTTTATACTAACTAAATTTTTGTATTTGTAGATTTTATTAAGATAGTTTTTTGATAATAGAGAGCCATCAAACGGCATACGAATTCTTAAGATGTACCCGTAACAATTTTGAAAAAGAGTTTCTGAGGCATGCTTACATTACTATAAAAACTGCTTTCAGAATTGTAGAGACCAAAATTCGGTTCATCATCCTCGGTAAACTCTTTATTACTTCCCGTATATATGCAACCACTACTCACTTGAATAGTTGGTATCATAAACATATTTGTAGATAAAACAATATTTCTTGGTACTATCACATTCCAAAACCAACAATCTTGCTTGTTTTTCTCACAACCATCAACATTAGGAACACCTGTGTACCCAGAACAATTAATTACGGCCTCAAAATTATTATTTTCTTTTAAAAATTTTTGTAATGCGATAGGGGATGTATAGTCAAGCTGATCTCTTTTAAGAGCAGTAACCTGTATATTATTTTGAAGAAGGTGTTGCTCTAGACTCGAACCAATATACCCTTTACCTAGCAATAAAACCGGCTTCATTTTTCATCTTGCTGATTTATCGCGTGAAACAGAAATCTGTTTATGGCAGCGGAAAGAGCATCAGCATCCATTTGATTTTTCGCATGTATAAAGCTCAGCGGCGCACCGTTCATATCATAGCCAACAACTACAAACGCACTCAAATATTCTGAAATAACGTTTGCAAGATTCTGAACGTTTTTAGTTTTTTCAGTTTTTGTCAAGGCATGATGCATCATGTAATCACTCATAACTGAGCGTATTAAATCCTCAACTTGACTTTTTTGAAGTTTTTTAGAATTATCAGGCTTCATATCTCCGTCTCCGCTATTACGCTTGCCGGGGTGTTTCACATTTATATTTAGGGCGCTCAGCATAGTATGGTGTGTTTCTCGCGTTGTTGCTTATACCTCTATCTAACAAATACCGTATAACAACCTCAATGCTATCGGTTTTAATATAGTAATTTTTATTAATTCTAATGCCTCCGTCGTCTAATTCAAACATTATATCATTTAAAAAATCTTTATTTTGAAAACATGTAATGTATAGGCTAGCCCCACCCGGATCAACTAACACAGTCCAGCGTCTCGGATCATGTGTTCCGTAGCCGTTAAAAATTTTTAAAACAATAAAACCGTTATCTCTAAGCCTCTTAACAAAGTACCCAGGGGTTGTAATTTTATTTTTCATATTATTTTACTAAAGATGAAGCTATGTACCGTGTCTTGACTGATCCGTCAAGCAATTGAAATAATATAACACCTATTTTAGGATTAATTTTACATTCTAACTGCTTTACTCTCACACTACTAATTATTCTAATTAATTCGAAGTTCAAGCACAAATAATCCAATGTCTCTCCGGTATATTCTCCTAAGGGAAGCGATATACTATCTACATTTTGTCGCGCACGATCAGTTAAATCACCGTAAATCTTACCATTTTGAGAATAAAGATATAACTTATTACTCTCAGTTGTAAAGGTAGACCCTCTAAGCAAATCAATCAACGATTTGTATTGTATGTTAAATTTAACAGGAAAATTTAAGCTAGCTATTTTATTAACATCTACCTTTGGTGGAATTATAATACCATCCTCAAGTAGATGATATTTAAACTTTATTTCCTCTCCAGAATAACTAATATTATTTTTATCGACAGATATTGTAAAGCTATCACTTTGAATACACTCTATTGCCTTAATAATCTTTTTGATATCAGAAATATTTAATTTTAAAATATTATCAATATTAACATCGCAATTATACGCTGAATGTAGTATTACAGATGCATCGGTTGTAGTTACTACAGAAGAGAACCCGTCATCAGCCACATTAATAACACAGCTATCATTAATCTTGCTTAAAGGTGCTAAAAAACCATTTAAGAACAGTTTACGGTCTGGAACGTTAATATTCACTCAGTTATTATAAGGATAAAACAGAAAAAGCAATGTTATACTTTTACTAGCTTATCAATAACCCTGTCAAGCTTTTCGAGAATACGATCTAATTTGTTATTGACTGTATCCGGGGTAATTTTTTGATTAAAATCAAAAATAAGTTGATTTGGATCTTCTGAGGTATTGTCTATGCCCGCAACAGGGGTAGGAGCGGTTGGTTGTGAGGCTGTAGCAACTGCAGGCGCTACTGTGGCGGATAATTGCTGTGGATGGGCCTTAGGTATTTGTTCATCTGTAATTTTAAATACATCTTGTAAGTTGGTTCTATTGCCAGCAATGTTTTTCGATGAACCTACAACTCTATTGTCAATATCTTTTAATTCGGCCAATGTAGTACCGAGTAGTCCTAGGATAGCAGCTTTTGCCTCCGGGCTATTTGGATCAACGGGTACTAATGCATCCGACATTATTTGTCATCTAAACCTGCAAGTAATTTTTGAACTGTTTCGTCCTCTAGTACTTCAGTGTTCTCTGACTCAGTACTAGTCTGCGTACTTGCTGCTTGAGGTTTACGGCTTTTAGGTGTTTCTTCAGCAGATGATTCATCTGAACAATAGTAATGTTCATTAAGCATAGTCTTGAGTTCGTCATAACTCTTAACCGGGAATACCGTTTCAAGATCTAAAGTGCCCTTGTAGATCTCGTCGATCTTCTTTTTGTCCAACCCCTCAATGGCCTTAGGCATTGAAAACTTGCTGCTAACGTAAGTCGGATAGTCCCCTTGCTGTTCTACCTTAATCTTTAGACTGCTACCCTTCTCTGATAGATCAAAAATTCTTGCCCCTAAATCTTCAGAACCCTCACCTTCAATTGCGTCTGTAATAATTTTATGAAGTTGTTTACCGTATCGAATAATCATAACCTTACCATTATTAGCTTCATTTACAGGGTCGTTAACAATGTAAGCATTAACTAACCATTTTTCAGTTCTAAGAATAGCCTTTGCCTTAGCCTTTTCTTCTTCAGAGCCAGTTTTAAGTATGCGGTAACGTGTCTCTGCAATAGGGTCCCTTTCCCCAAAGGTAGTAGGGCTAATAGCGGCAACGTATTGACCGGTAGCAAAGCTCGTCCATCCAAACGTGTAATAGTGAAAAAACGTCTTAGCTGGATCCTTTAAGTTAGGAAGCAACCGAACCGTGTAAGTGTTTCCAACCTCTAGCTTAAGAATATCCTTATTTCTAGATGAAGTGTTAGTGTTTTTTGCCAAAGCCGTTTTTATGCTCTCAAACATCGTATTAGTAATTGTACTCATGTTATTATAATAAACGATAGTTCCTTAAAATCAAGAAAGATTTTTAGATATCTTTTTAAGACCTGCAGCGGCCAGGTATTTTGCCGATTTGCTTGACATATATTTGGTACGAAAAATTGCAATGTTGTCGTATATGTCACCAAGCGTAAATCTAAGCAAATCTGGATCATTTTGACTAAGCATGGTGTCGAACTTATCAAATGCAAACAAGTTATAAACACTAATTTTTCGTTCTTTCAAATGAGTTACAAAGGCGCTTTGAACACCTTCTTTAAATTTAAGATAATCCTCTACTTTAAGTAGTTTGTAATAGCAGAATTTTTGGATAAACTTTAAACCTCTAGCTATTTGATTTAAGTGGTAGCTGTCATCAGGGGGAAGAAGTAAATTTCTCTTCATTGCCAAAGAATATACTTTTATTGCATTTTGCGACGAATAATATTTTAAATCAAACCCGCTCTCCCCGGGGTATATGGTATAGGGGGCATTAAAAAAATCATTCATATCAACGCTATTGTTCCTTGAAAAAAAGTTTTTTAACTTTAATACATATGGGTATGATTCGCTAGTCTCAAACCCTTCCCACTGTTTTCTAAGGCGGTAAGGAAGACCACTTTTAGATCTAGAAATTTTTAAGAAAGTATTGTAAATGTGTTTTTCTGATATCATACAAATTTTTCGTTTAAAAATTTTAACTCGTTATTTTTATTCCAGTCATTATTGCCGATAAAATTTACTCTCCTAAAAAATCCTTTATTGCATATAGGTCTTGGTGCATTCTGCCTGCTGAACTTATAATTTAAATAATGTTCTGCTGCCCAGATATCCGGATAACTAAAGTAGGTTTCATCATAGATAACATCCATAATGTAGTCTAAATCAGCGCAGTAAGCGCCATCATCCCAAGACCACCAGCCCTTATCCCTAAACCACTGAGATGTTGTGTCTAACACATTAAATCCCTTAGCTTCATTTAATGGGGTAATTGTATTGGTTGTGTCATTATATTCAACGTTAAAATACGGCAATCTAGTATTTCGGGCAAATTCAGCTAAATCTTTGTATATAGGTTGCGTATCCAAACAGGAAAATACATCATCTTGTAAAAAAAATATTTTCTTGACCCCCTTTTTCTTCAAAAGATTTAGAGCAGCTTTTAAAGCCTGGGGGTATGTACCGGTTATCTTGCCAAAGGTTAAATTAAAGCCATCTATTAACCCGCTGTTCTTAACTCTTTCTATGTATTTGTCGGGAGAATTATGAAATAAATATAAATTGTAATCTAAGCTATTTCTAAGAACTTTATCAGATAAATCTTTTGATTTATATTTAAAAATATCAAACCTATTGTCGTTGTAGGTAAACGTCAAGCTACCAATCATTTTTTATTTCGGTTTAAATACTTCATTATGTATTTGCTTTTACATAAAGAAGGGTCAAATTCTAAAAACACCCTAACCGCAGACACATCATCTTCAATGTCCATTATACTCTTAAAGAAATTTTTTACAGATGTATTTTGTAAAAAAAGTAGTAAAATATTAGCTAAGTTGTATTTTTTGTTGTAACATATACAAACATAACTGCAGAAACATCTGAAAAGATGGTCTGTTTCTTCATGATGAATGTTACTAAAATTCATCTTAATCATTTATCTAGATAAAAGTCAAAATCCCTGTTTTATTAGCTATTATCGCTCAATACTGACAATGTTTTAGAAAACTGTAGTGCTTCCGCGCTTTCATTAACAGTTTCATCTTCCGAAATAATCAAAGTATTATAATCTATCTTTAAAGCAATACTACCAAAATTAGGCCCAAACCGATTTTTAGACATACCTATGTTGATAATACCAAGCTCTTTATCCTCATCTTTTTGCCAAATTGAAATAATTGCATCTGATGTAGTTGCTAGGCCAATACTTTCAGAAATTGTTTCTAACCCAGGATTGTCTATATTGTACCCCGACCTGTTTAACTGTGTTGCTGATACAATTGGACACATAATATCATAGCTTATTGCACGTACTTGTTGCGCACAATATAAAATGCGTTCATAACTGTTGTTCCCCAGAGGGCTGTGCAGTAAATTCAAATAATCAAGTACTATAAGATCTATTTTTATACCTTTTTGAATAAGCTTTTTAACAAACCCCTTTAACTGGTGCGGTGTTAACGTTGAGGGGGGGAATTCCTTAATTATAATTTTAGATTTTTTATCTTTGTATATATCCTTGATAGCTTGCCTTAAAGATTCGGAGTCTTGTTTTAGGTGACTAAGTGGTATACTTGTAATTGAAGAAGAAAGCCTTCTCGCATACATCATTTCACTCATTTCTAAAGAAACTAACAAGACTGTTTTTCCTTGAAGGGCTACATTGGTAGCTACATTGCCGAGAAAAACACTCTTACCAACATTAGTCTCTCCCGCAAATACATACATCGATCTACCATTTTCAAGAAAACCGCCACCGAGCTTGTTGTCAAGCCATTTCCATCCCGTTTTTATACACGGTTCTTCCCGATGTAAGTCTTCGATAAACCTATCAACATCGGTGAAAATTTCTAATCCCATGTTTTGGGTTAAGTTAATACCTACAGCCTTTTCAAACCTACCCAACAAATCTGTTGTATTAAGTTGCTTGCTATCTAATTTTTCTGCTGCATCAAGTAGTGTGTTGTATACGGCCTTTTCCTTTAAAAATATTTCAGTATTTTCAATTAATTCTGATCTATTAAAATTTTTGTCTATATCAGCAAAAGAATGAACAACCCGCTTAAAACTTTCCTTCAATTCATCTGTTGTTAGATATGCTTTTAATTCCGTATTATTTGGTACTACCCCGTGTTGCTTAAAAAAAGAAATAATTATTCTTACTATAGCATTTATATCTTTGTCTTTAAAAAACTTTACATCCAAAAAATCAATTATGGACGATAAGTAAGTTGAATCGACTAAGCAGTTGTAGAGTATTATTTTCTCATAATAATCTAAATCTAAAGGTCTCTTTTTAACTTCCGTACTCATTTCCATTTCTCAATAAATTTTCTATTACTCTCGTTCCAGTGTGAATCGTCTATATTTCTCAATCCCGGGCTTTGATGATACAGCAAAACTGGCCACACACCTAATTTAAGCTTGTATGTGTTACATGTCAAGCAAAAATCTATATCATAATGATGCCACATAAATCTTTCATCAAAACGCGCTCCAGTACCCCGTACTTTCTTAATATCTAATGCTAAAAACACACCATCTAACAAAGTAACTCTAGCTGGTGAGGGTCCGAACTGTGTTATATACATTAACTCACTATCATCTGCAAAATGGCCTGCAAACCCTCTGTAGTACTCTTTTGTCATCATCCAATGCCATAAATTCTTATCTTTAATAGTAGGGTTAAGACCGCCCGCTACACCAAGTATATCATATTTTTTTAAACCTTCATGTAAAGTATTAAGATTTGCATACTCTAGTGTTATATCATGATGGCACAGAACAACAACATCGTATTTGTTATTCTCCTTGTTGTTTATAACACTATTGTAATATTCCGGTAATCCAACTTTTTTATTATTATAAACTATATGTAAATCAATGTCTTTTAACTTTTTACAGCTTTGCTCTAATAAGCAGTTTTTTTCTAACGGACTTACAGCAAAAATACCTATTTTACTCACTAATAAATGATAATTTATTGATATAAATAATCAAGCATATGGACTTAGATAGTAAATTAATTTTTGAAGCATACTCACAGGCTAAGGCGAACCTTTTGACAGAAGCTCCTATTGATATGGCCGGTGATATTACTACTGACCCTATAACACAAAAGACCCTTCCTGGGCAGGGAAAAGCATATGGAGCCGGTGCTATAGCTAAAATTGCTGCAGCTACTAAAAAATCTGAAGAAGAGATTGGTACAGAAATGGCTAAAGAAATTTTATCACATGCAAAAGAGCGTAAGATAGTTGATGGTAAGGAGGTATATCATTTTTCTGGCGACCCAAAGACATTTATAAATGAATTAGTGCCTGTGTTCAGAGATAAATTTGGTATTCCGTCATCTCAAGCCGGTTACACTATTAATTACATAATGATGTATTTGCTTAATGCTAAAAAAACTGCTGGTGGTCTGAAGATGGATACGACTAAAGTAGCCGCAGCAAAAACCGCCAAAGCCGCAGCGGCTCCGAAAACAGAAACAGTTTTTGAAATTGATAAAGCTGTCAAACTAGAAAACAAAGCATTAAGACCAATTGTAATGAGCTTGCCCGATGATGATGTTCCAGAAAAAGAAATTTTAAGCGTTCTAAAGAGCGCTATCAACGAATATAATGATCGACCTGGTATTGAGCCTCTAAAAATTAAATCTTTTGATTTGTTTGATATTTTGAAGACAGCTGGTGTAATTAAAGAAAAACAAGTTGAGAAAAAAGCTAAAGAAGGTGAAGGTTCAGGAGAAGTAGAGACAATAGACGAATACCCAGAGGGAGACGATGTTCATATGGCAGCTAAAGAGCTGTTTAATATTAGAAGTACCCCTGGGGACCCCAACTACGGGGATTTTAGTTAAGTAAAAAACGGACTGTTAAAATCAAAATTTGCCACCGAAGTTAACCCTTCTATTGTAAGCTCATAAATTACACCCTCTTCCAAAGGTTCGCTGTTTTTAAATTTAACACTACTAAACTCATTTTCAAGCATATTTGCAAAAACTGTACTACCACATCTTGCTAAATTGACTTTCCTTTCATTGGTGTTTGCTATCCATAATCCGAAAGTACCTTCTAGTTGTGATAATGTTGAAACGATAACTTGAAGGGGATCAAACTCCTCTTCACCTGAGGCCTCTATAGTGTGTAACATATATGGTATAATACTCGAGTCTACTGGGTTCGGCCATTTAGGATTATATTCTTTTTTAATACTATCAAAGTTGGAAAGAACACCATTATGTGCCACTACCCAGTTTTCATATACAAATGGATGTGATGTTTCACGGGAGAATTTACGCTTGCTAGATGTAGGGGCTTGAGTGTGTCCGAGATAAAAATACGGCTGTATCTTTTGTTTTTTAATACTCTCATCCAACTCTTTGCTAGCGTCTTTTAAAGAAATGGATCCATTCCATCTATGAACAACTAAATCACTTGTTGTTGTAAAAATAACTAATGAAGTGGAAAAGCTACCCCTTTTTCTATTCAAATCATATAAATCGAGAAACGATTCTTTTTTTACAGCTCCAAATATACCGCACATTTAATTATTATAGGTATCGTAGCTTATTATTCTACAGTTATATTTTTCCCAAACAGGCTTTAAGTCTTGTCTATAGGGTAAGGGGTCAATATAACCTGCATTAGCAAAACCTTTAATTCTTAATGCACTACTCGGTGAATTTGCATCACAAAGATTTTCACCAGAATAACAAGTATATGTTTTGCTAAATTTTACTTTTAGTCTTACGCCTTCCTTTACTATTTCAGCCTTATCCATTTCTATCAACGGTGCCTCTATTTTTATTCTTGTTTCTCGGTTCAACGCCAACACATCATTAATAGTAGGTAAAAATTCAGGACTTGCATCCCAATACCCGGCTAAGCTGTCTACCTTAGTCGCACCGTGATAAACAATATGAGCACCTACAGCTTCTGCATAGGATGCAGCAATACTCAAAAATATCATATTACGGTTAGGTACGTATGATTTTGGCTGAGCTTCCCCTGCTATCTGTCTTATATCGGGAGCCTCTATGTCATTATTTGTAAGACTACTTGTAGGTGCAAGTTTCTTAATAAAAGACGTATCAATAGTCTGCCATTCTTTTATCTTAAGCTTTTCAACATGATATTTAGCTAATTTTAATTCTCTTTTATGCCTTTGACCATAATCGTATGAAAGTCCAAAAACATTTTCTGATCCAAATTGCTCAACAGCTTTGTACAGTATTACTGTACTGTCCATCCCCCCGGATATAGGTACTACAACTTTATTCTTTTTCACCTACATCCTCACCAGATACATTTCCATACTTGTATGCGGTTTCAAGCTTTTTATCTAATAGAGGAATAAGCTCTTCATAGAACTTTGGCTCTTTAGTAAAGTTCTTAGCATATCCCAGCTTGGTACCGTCTGGTTTGGTGTAAGTAGAACCGGTTTGAACAATCAAACCATGGTTAACAGCCATCTCGAGCAATCCACTATACTTGTCGAGACCAGTCAAATAATTCAAATTAATACTCGCCTCTAAGAAAGGCGGTACAAATCTATTTTTAACCGTTAATGCACGGAGAGTGACACCATTATAATTCTTAGCTTCAGGTAGAATGGCTTCATCTTCACTTTCCTGTTTTTCATTCTTTTTAGCCAGCTGAACGATTACACTAGCCATGTACAGGGGACCGCTTCCCCCGCTTTGATTTTGTACTAATGAAGGGTATAACGAAGCAGGGTCACTATAAGTGTGATTAGTCATCAAAATAGGTACTCCAGCTCTGCCTGCCTTGTATGTAAGAAGACGTAACATACTTTTTAACCCCTTTGCTCTAGTGCCCATATCAGCGGCACTCTTGTCCTTTTCGACATCAGTAACTTCCTTACTACCGGCCAAGTTACCTAAACTATCTAAGCTAATAATAAATTTACCCTGCAAATTATTCTCAACAATACTATCTAAAAATGTGCTAATTTGATTACGGGCATTTTCAATAGTGTAAACAGGAACGTATTTTGTTTTATCTGGGTCTAAGCCTACACCAGCAGTAGTTGTCTTATCGATAGCAAATTCAGTATCGAATATGACAGGTACAACCCCCCGTTTCTGAGCTAAGCCTAGAATTTTATTAACGAGAAGAGTTTTACCGGTCTGTGAAGGGCCTGCAAAAATTGTTATACGGCCCTTAGGAATACCACCACCTTTTAATTTTCCAGAAACAATAGCATTTAATGCATAACAACCTGTATCATACCAGGTATCTACATTACAAAGCGCATTCTCTGAAAGAAACGTAGCCTCAGGGTTTAAGGCATCCAAAGCCTTAAATGCTTTTGACAACAACTCGTCTTGCTTCATTATTATTCGTCGAACAGCTTAATAACAGGAGCATCCTTGCCTTTGCCGTCATTTACCGGCTTAGCTGGACTAAAAATTCTATTAAATTGTTCCGCAATCTTAGGTTCGAGCTTTAGTGATGTGGTAACAATAGACGTTTTCGAAAAGTCAAAAATAGCCCCGTCGTTGCGTGTCTTTTCTTCAATAAATTCTTTAAAAAATAAAGGAATTAACTGTACTTGTAATTGCCCGTTCTGGCTAGGGCTTACATGTAATACTGAGGGGTTCTTGACGGAAATATGAGTATCAGACTCTTTAATCTTTTCCCCTAGGATGGTTTGACCGACATGGTTAATAAAAACAATAATGTTATTCATATAGTTAATATAATAGCACTAATTAAAAAATCAAGCACTAAGTAATTGAAAAAGATCACACTGTGTGACTTCCCCGGGTTTTCTCGGTGTCCAATTTACCCCTTCATAAAACCTTTCAACAGAGCTAAAAATAATCTTATCAAACATTAATTCACTATCCGGCTGAAATATTTTTGTAAACTCTTCGGGATAATAGTATTTGTAAGCAATAGCATTAATACCATATCTGTTGGGCTGCTTAACGTAAAAGTATCTAATTTTATCACCGCTACTAATTTGCTCGTATTTTTTATCTATTCCGAAAGTTTTGAGTAAAATATTATGAAAGTATGCTGCCTTTACGTGCAATGGCATCGACTTAACCGTTTTAAACCCATCACATCTGCTAGAATATTTTTCATACCCCTTTAGACCCATAACAAAGGAAATATCGCTTATGGGTAGTTTTTTAAAAACTTCATATGTTTCAGCAATGACTTCATTTGTTTTAATTTGGTCCTGGGTAAAAAGCATCGTTTCAACTATTTTTTTGGCCAGCGGTTTAATAGGATCGGGCATAGTAGTTCGGGCAATTTCTACACCGGTATATTTAAACTTTTTACACGAAATACCTTCTTCGTCGAGGACGTGAATAACATATCTTTTCTTTTGAAGGAAAAGACCCACATCACATATTGCCTCTCGTTTAAAGGTAATTCTACTGTCAATACTGTTTAAGTTCTTTTCACACCATACTTTTATCTCAGTATTTAATTGTTGCTCCATTTCATTAATAAGATTGTGAAAATCTGAAGTGACTTTAAACCCTTTTTCTATTGCTGTGATTCCAAGCTTGTTAACAACAGATTCCAAAGAAACATAGCTAGAATCAGTATCATTGTAGATAATGGGGGTATTTGTGGAGATATCTTGATCAGTGAGACCAGCCTTATTTTTTATAAACGTTTCAAGTATTTTATTCCCTTGTTTGATTACAGCTTGACCGGTAAGAGTAATACTTCTTGCTAAATCATCATCTCCAAGCGGAAATACCTTATTACCTAGAGCCCCATACACTGTATTAATAAAGATTTTAAAAGTATGTTGCTTAATATTGAGTCTAGAGAGTTCATCTTTTAGCGCTTGGTAAGACGGGTCTTTCTTATCAGTGGTCGAAAGCTGTCTTTTAATCTTCTTGTGCTCCTTTCTAACCAAAACTCTAAGCTTGTAATACTGGTCTACCATTTCTGGTATAATGCCCTTGTGCTTTTGACTAAACAATACCTTTGCTTTGCTAATCGCAAGCTTTTCTTCAGCAACAAGTTTTGCAAATTTAGAGATTGGTATCGTTGCAGTTCTACCGTTAACCTCTCGAATAGTTATTTCATTATCATTCTGCGATTCAATAACGCCCATTTTAGTTTCAGGAGAAAGGTTTAAAGTAATCATAACAGAGGGATATAGACTATTAGCATCAAAGCTAACAATGTATTTTTGAAATCCTCTCTTAGGGTCGCTTACGTATGCACCTTCGTTTTGTTTACCATCGTCCTCTCCTCTTACAAAAGTCGGGATTTTTTTATTTTTATATCTAGCCCTTATTGCGCATGCACCGATAATAACACTCATACTACCCATCGCTGCTTCCATTGTTGTTAACCCAGTATAGCTTAACATTCGTAGCAATTCAAAATACTGAAGCTTTTCTTCTAACTTAACAAGAAGTCTCACGTCTTGTACATTATATTCTACAAAAGTCTTCCAATCAGTATCAGCAAGTTCGCTTAGGTTTGAATTACCGTAATCTACCTTAGATTCTCCTAGCTCTATTTTCGCTATGCTGTCCAGTTTATAGTTCTCTCTCAATACCATG